AAGAAACATTCCGAAGATTGACGAGGGTGACGCATTTACCTTGGGTGACAAGGTGAGAGCTAATAAACATCTCGAGTGGACTCCGAATCAGCTTAGGGAAGCCAAAGTTCATGATGCATCCGTCACAGTCGACTGAGATGGTGTTACCATTTATATATCTTCTACATAGGAAGGGATAGGTATGTTGAAGGAAAGTAGGTGGGGGATCGATCTCCATGGAGAGAACTCTCACGTTAAAGGAAATGACTACAGAAGAGTGGTCGTTTACCAGCCTCGCCAACCTCATTGGGATGTGCAGATTGCCAAAGTTGATGAACACGAAGACGCTGATTATGAAGTGAGGATTACGGGCGATGACCCGGATTCACCTTCGGACTCTACGTTTGTTTTGTTTCTCAAAAGCAAGTTGATGCATGCCTTTGCAGATGCGATGTTTACGCTGCAGTGGAATGAGAAGTATCAACGCAACCTTGAAGAGGAGTACGAACCGGTAGATGGCTAGCCAAAGAACCCGCAACGCCGTGGTAGACCTACTGCGGCGAAGGCGGGAAGAAGAGGGGGGCCGTCCTACCGCGTGTGGAACGGCTGGCCGAGGAAGTTTCGCAGGTTCATGCTCGCGAAATATTGCTTTCCAAATGTTGGAAGCAGAAGAAACAAATCCCGTTGACGAGAACTCGTTAATAGCGTTCGACGTAGGACAAGGACTCCACGATCTTTTGCAAGAGGCCATGCAAGTTGAGTACGGCATGCTCTGCGAACAAGAAGTGGACTTGCGCCCTTGGGGCTACAACATCAGTGGTCACGCTGATGGGATCTATGACACTGCCGACGGATCGCAACTTGTATGGGAGCTGAAAAGCAAAACTTCTTTTGGGTTCGGTATGGCTAAACGGTCGCTGGAGCCAGAGAAACATGATGTGGCTCAAGCCTCGATGTATGCGATGGCTGTCCCAGATGCCAGAGGGATACACCTTGTGTATATGTGCAAGGATTCCAGCTACGGGAAGAACGCTACTCGGGCCGGAGAAACGGTTGAGTGGATCATCGATCTTGACCAGCCGTGTCCCGGCCAGGACGGCATGACCCCTCGGCAGATAGCGGTAGCGGAAGCTACTCGAATTGACGCCATTGCTAGTGAAGCTTTGGAGGATGGGCTACTGCCGGAAAGATTTATTCCGGGGGAAGGGGTTGTGGACTTTGTTCCTGATCCCGACTCTCGAGACAAGCCTTGGCGGTGTAGGTACTGCCAATGGAATGCGCTGTGTGCAACATTGCCCGCAACGCAAACCCCAATAGACAATATATTCCTAAGGAGGGAACAATGACAAAGGGGAAAGTAATTACAGGTACACCGACATTGGAAGTGGTGACGCCGTTGGTCGCAGCGAACGCTTTGGCGGCCTCGAGTTTTAATCCACGTCCGATTTCAATGGGCGAAGTGAAGAAATTTGAGCAACGACTAAAGAGTGGTCGCTGGTTTTTCACTAGCGATGCTGTTGTTATCGACGATAAGCAGAATGTCATTAACGGGCAGACACGGTTGACCGCTATTGCCCGTAGCGGGGTTAGCGCCCAACTGCTCGTTATGCGTGGCGTGCCTTCCGCTGCAGGTATCAAAGCTGCGGTTGTCGCTCAGGACAGCGGAGGTCGTAACCGTACTCTGGCGCAGACATTGCACTTTTATGGGCAAGAGAACAGCACCAGAGCTGCGAGTATCATTACCCAATTCGGCCGATATCTAACGCAGACACAAGGCGACGAAGGATTAAAAAATTGGTCTGAACCTTTTGGCAGAGACAAAGATGTGTTTGTCGACATTTGGCTTAAGCATGGGAGGAGGACGCCGGAGCTTGCTGCGGCTATCCAAGATCTTCAAAATTCCACCACAATCTATGGGAAACAGCATTCTGCTTACGGGGCAATATCGTTTGCATGGCGTAGAGCCGCTGCTGTATCCGGGGACGAAGCTTTAGCCAAAGACGTGGCGGTTTTCTTTGACGAGTTCTTCAACCCAGATTCATCTCAAGTGAGCGCGCCATTGTTGAAAGTGAGAGACAAGATTCGTCGGAATCTTGCTGCGCCAGGGAAACAACAAGTAAGTGGTGGGTCGAAAGTGCCGATGAGGTTGCTTGCTATCTACACCGCTCACGCATGGAATGCCTGGTACATGAAGGAAGACATAACGAAATCCCGATTGACGGTTACCGTGGGGGGCAGCAAACAAACTCCGTTACCTCATGTCCATGGGATTACCGAAGCTGCTGCCGCATGGCTTCCCAAACTGCGGAAAGCGTACGGTGACAAGTGAGCGATCTTCTTAAGCTGTCTAAACCGATACAGCCACGCTTCATAAGCAAAGTAAAAGCGGGAGGCGGATTTGAGGCTGACTACGTTAAGCACAGCGTCATCGTCGAGCACCTCCTTGGTATCATTGGACCATTCGACCAGGAAGTGAAAGAGATACTTCGCGGCCCAGGCGGTGAAGTTGAAGGCGTCGTAGGGCGTTTCACGTTCCAAATTGACGGTGACACTGTCGTCATTGAGGAAGCTGGCGGAGTTGAGCGCAAAGACAAAGGAAATGCTTTGCCTGCGGGTGAAGCTTTAAAGGATTGTATGAGCGACGCTGTTAAGCGAGCAGCTTCTCGCATTGGACTAGGTACTCATCTCTGGTCTGGCCCTGGCTACACGCTTTACGATTCTTTGTCCAAGCGCAAACCTGATCACCCTTCCAAGGAAGGGTTTACACCCAAGTTAGTAACAGAAAAGGAGGCTACAGATGAGTAGCAACATGACCATAGTCGGCAACCTGACAAGGGACGGCGAGTTACGGTTTGGCAAAGAGAGCGGTAAGCCTTGGGCTTCGTTTCGCATTGCCGTAAACTACACCCCGAAAGATGGGGACAAGAAAACAAGCTACTTTGATGTTGTTTGTTGGAATGAACTGGCAGAAAACATGGCGGAGCTTCCAAAGGGCACGCGTGTCTGGTTCACTGGGCGCCAAGAAATGAGCGAACGGGAGAACGATAAGGGTGAGAAACGCCAGTTTTATTCTCTTAAAGCTGATGATGGGGGGCCGTCGTTGCGGTGGACTGGGTTGACTGTCGGCTCGCCGAAGCGTTCTTCGGAAACGGACCAGAAAGCGGTTGAGACTGTGCAGGCAGCGTTTTCAGATGAGGAGCCTTTTTAGATGAAGCTTCCTAAGGGAAGAGTCGGAAATCGTTTGACTGAACACTTTAACTTGAAAATATCCGCCGAAGAGCTGATGTGGGTAAGAGCCCACGCCGAATCTCAAGGCTGTTCTCAAGCGCAAGTTGTCAGGAACGGGATAAGGCTCCTGCAGGAACGACACTCGTAGTGGCAGAATGGCGGGAGGGGATTTTCCTCTCCCGCTATCCTGTGAGTAAATATGGACGAAGAGTTTGTAGAAAGCATCAGTGTCCCAGTCGACGTTGAGATGATTGCTGTAGCCCTCGATGCGGATCTTGCATTGAGGATGGATGCTCATTTGTTGGGTTTGCAACAGAACCCCGAGTGTCCAGACCGGCTTCAGTTACTCCCTTTGTGGGCTCTCAGATCTAACTTGATTGGGGAAGCTCTTGCCCAAATGTTCGAGTTGGGGGATATTGCAGAAATGTGGAGAGGTTCAGACGATTGAGCGTCAATAAACAAAAGGGGACCACGTTTGAACGTGAGTGCGCCAATTTTCTTACAGACAACACAAGTTTTTGGGTGGAACGTCGAGCTTTAGCTGGGACGTTAGACAAGGGAGATCTCATCGGTGTCCCTAACACTGTTCTTGAGTGCAAGAATCACAAGCAGTTGAATATCGCTGGTTGGGTAGATGAAGCTGAGGCTGAAGCTAGGAATGCTGGCGCTCACTGGTTTGCTGCTTTGGTGAAGAGAAGAAACAAGAATGTGCGCGAAGCATATGCGGTTATGCCGTTGTGGTTGTACGCCGAATTGTTAGAAGAACTCCATGGGTAAAGAAGTAGAGCTTTACCTAGAGCCACGATCTGTACCCACAGAAGCCGCTGAGGCCGTCTGTAAGCGCTTCTGGGAGGAGGCACACCCCAAACCCTTGTCCCCATACAACACGGTGCGAGGACTCGTGAGAAGGTGCTTAGAAGCGGGCTACGAAGAGGATGAAATAATTGCAGCTCTTCACAGCACTGACGCCTACACAATGGCCGCCCTCGAATACACCCTACGGTCCTCAAGGCGACAAGCCAGAAACCAGATCAGCAACGCCGCTGAACGCATAATGATGATCCGGCAATCCCGTGGATAACTGGCGCGACGAAGCCTTATGCCTAGGACTTGACCCCCAAATGGTCACACCAGAACACTGCCAAGAATGCACAGTCCGACACGACTGCCTCTGGGAAGCACTTTCATGGGCAGACTGGTACCGAACAGACTCCTACTACGCTTCCCTAGTTTGGGGAGGGTTCTACGGAGCCACAAGAAACAAAGCGATGTACGCAGCCGACTTCAAAATAAAAGTCGCATACGAATCTCTATTGGAAAAAGAAAGGGAAAGTAATGGAACACCAGATAAGTTACGCCGCCCTCACTCATTTAGTGAGAATCCCGGCGTCTGACATACTTGAGTTAGCAGGCACAACCGTGATGCCGGACAACCCGTACGTTAGTTGGTATGTCAATAATGCCGGGGAACCATCTGTACAAGTATCGTGGGTTGAAGAAATTGACCCAGACGACTACATACCAGCGAGCCTTATCAATGACTGACGACGAGACTGACCGCATTCTGCTCGAAATGTCCAGCATATGGTGGACAAGCAAAATACCGACTAAAGCGTTGGAGCAATGGCACAACTTCCTAGCGGAAAGAGAAACCAAGTTGTGCCTCGACACGATTGCAGACCTAGCAGTCTCTTCCGGTCGATGGCCGACAATCAACGAGTTCTACATCGTTTACAACCAGAAGAAACGACACCAAACGGAATCCGCCCAAAACGGGGGGCAACTCCCTGGCGTAAAATATTTATCAAAAGAGGAAAATGCGCGCCGCATGAGGGAATTACGGGGTACAATAAAAAAAGTCGGGGAATAGCAGGGGTTCTACCTCCGACAGGGACATGTTGGTCATGCACTCCCCAGCGTGAACGTTGCTGGGGTGCGTCCCTCCCTACAAGTACCGCCCAGTTCTTCCCTACTGGGCGGTACTTTCATTTACGGCCACAAGTCCACCACAAGAAGTTTTCGTTTACTGACCAAATGTGGAAAGCCATAGCGGCGTTCGCTTCGATCTCAAAGCGCTTCTCCCAAAGACGACCAAAGATGCGTGACCCCCAATAATCTTGGTTGATCTGCCAGATCCCATTATCAACGCCATTGAACGCTCGAGGGTTGTGGTAGGACTCACACCAGGCGACAGACAAGCTTCTCACAACCGGCCAAGGGTATTCAGAAGCGGCTTCCACCACTTGTCTCTGTGGAGGGTATTCGGTTTTAAGTGAACCAGCGTCAATCAGAAGCCATATAAGAAGCAGTCGCATTAAGGGACTAGGTTAGAGGACGCACTTTCAGATCGCACGCGCTCACGACAATACGCGCCACACGCCTTGCACTGCAGTTGCACATACTGAGCAACCCTCGTAGACCGGAACCCTCGACGCATCAACTCAGGATGACCGCAAGTAGGACAAGAATCAGGACGACCGTCAAGCAGCGCACGATTCGGATGGTTCGTCATCCACGGACGCAACCGGTGATACACCATCGACAACAAGTCAACGTCCTGCTTCGCATACTTCTTCATTACGCGCCACGACTTCTCGTCCCCCATCATGCAACCCTTCCACAAAGCAAAACCGCCCGTGGCTTCCTTGTTGCCTAACCCCAAATGTTCCCCGAGATCCCCAAGCTTGTTGCTCTCAAACCTGAAATACCTTCTAGCGACCTTCAACGTGTCGACCTGCTGCACAGGCTTTGGCGGGCTCATGTGATGGAAAACAAATCTAGCGTTCGCTTTACGCATGTCGAACTTGTCGCCGTTGTGGGCTATAACAACATCAGCTTCATCAAACAACTTCCATAAAGCTTCCACTAAATCACGGTCGTTGTCTGGGTCTGTGGCATACAACTCAAAGTCCGGCAACGCCAAAACTTTAGATTTCTGCCCTTCCCACTTGTAACCAAACGCCATCATGTACCATGATCTCGGTATCTCGATTGCGTCTTGCTGATACTTTCCCCACACATACGCCAGATTCGGCGCTGTTTCAATATCGTAAAACAATACCTTTGTCATTGGAAGCCCCCTTAGCTTGGTACGGTAAGTAGCCTCACTATAAGAGTACCTTCCCACCAGCTCCCATCGTCGGATAGGCGCTCTGGTTGCATTGAAAGCCGCTCTATCGTGACTTTCTCTGCCCGTGAACCCTCGTTATAGTCAACGGTCACACCTGCCTCCATGCGGTTACGCAAAGAAGTGAACACAGAGTTAGAGTCGTAGGTTGCTGGTGACCCACTGTTACGGGAAGTCAACACCTGACGGCGTAACACAATGGGGGCAATGATTTCGTCCACCCTTTTAGGAGTCGGCACGCACGTTGTTTGCCAATCAGCGATAATTGGGCCTTTAGTTGTGTCGTCCGTGCTTCTCGTCATCGTAATAACAAACTTGTAAGACACAGAAGATTGGCTTGTAAACGTGAAATCGCTCGCCACGCCCTGAGACAAAGTAAGCGTGTCAGTAACGTTGTTGTCGTTCGTTGCTCCGAACTGGATGCCACCCAAGAACGATGCGATTGGGTCACCACGGTAACTGTATGTGTCGTGCCGGTAGTCAATACCGCCGCTTTGCCGGTAGTCAACCTCACCGAACGTGTACTGTGCCCGGTCTTGCCGAACTTGCACGGAACGCAACAGTTTCGGAACAACAGTTGACCACGAAACTTCACCAATGGTGAGTGTCCCAGTAGCAACTTTTACGCCAGTACCAGACTCACCGTACACCCCGTCGCCAATAGCAGCGAAATATGTTTTGTCGCTAACCCGAGCTATTGAGGAAACGTTGCCGCTACCACCAGTAGATACCAGATCAGAAGCGAAAGCAGGTACAAGAGTTGAAGTGAACTTTGTTAGATCTGCACGATATATTTGACCATTGCTGCCACCCCACCAAACGAACTTGCCGTCCGCCTCAAGAGAGTGTGCTTCGCCGCCGTCGTCAATCACCGGACCAATAGTGACAGCACCAGACTGTGTGTCTATCAGCGAAGTACGGAACCCTTTGCTGGTAGCCATAACAAGAACTTCGCCGTAAGCCAAGATCTCGTTTACTTCTTCGCCGTGAGGGAGCTGACCACCAATCACGGGGGTTTGCAGTGTGCCGTCTGACGGGTCAACATCTATGTGGTAGATGGTGCCAGTGTTGTCAGTGTTAGCAGCCGCAAAAATACCTGAAGGGCCACCCGTAATGGACTGCCATTGTGTTTGCGCTAACTGTGGCGTGTAGTCCAGCGACCCAGAAAACTTTTGGCCGTTGGCATTTAACTCAAAAATGTTTGCGTCTGAAGCTGTAGCCCCAATCAAACGTCCCGCTGCGACTTCGATAATGTCGGCTTTCTGAGTGCCGCTAGTAGGCCACGAATCAACCGTTGTTGAGTTGATAGCGCATCGAGCTATCTTGTCGCTGTTACCGAACGCCACATAGACGTACGTGCCGTCTGAGTGGAAGTCAGTGATGTTACCTGACCGTGAAGGTGTTGACGTGCTGAAATCTATAGAGTTAGACCCCGAAATTGTGAACGAAGCAGGAGTAGCATCAGATACCCACGCAAGGACAGACCCGTAAGCCATGTAAAGATAGGTGCCGATACGATGCACCTTCAAATTTGTGCCTGTCTGGTTTAGTTTCTCTTCGGTGATGGGGAGTAACGAGAGTTCGCCTTTCGTCCACGGATTAACACCGCTAGAAGACTCGAAGCGACGACGGTCACTGTCATCCAAATCAAAATGTTCTTGACCCGCACCTAAACTCCAATCTGTTTGGGAACGAACCCACGCACCCGTAGTATCAAGCGTGTTCTCGCCTGGTTCTTTGCTGGTGTCTCGCTGTTCACGTAACGCAGGGACCGTTGTGCGCGAGTATTGACGGGTGTCAACCAAATAGGCGACACCATCCAACTCGACAGGTAACGATTCTGCGTTGAAACTCACGACGAGTACCCGCTCCACTGGTTAGAAGGACGCATTCCTGAGCTACGAGTCCACACTTGCGGGTATTGTGCTACAAGTCGAGCGGCTTCAGCTTCAACACGAGCACGCCTTCTGCCCATCAGATCTCTGAACGAAGCAGAAATCGCTCCAGGCGGCACCTCGTCCGCCATGCGGGACGTTCCCTGAGCGTCAAGGAATTCCCTGCGGATAGGTGTTGTGGTCATTAGAGCCATCGCTGCGCCGAGTGGAGGCAAATCGTAGGCTGTGGCAGCAAGCCCCGTAGCTGAACGTGCAGTTGCAGCGTTCGTAATAGAAGTAAACGGAGCCTTATAGGACACCGTAACTGTTTGCCCAGGCCACGCCCCACTGTAAAGAATCAACGCTAAACCGCTAGAGAAGCTGCTTGTGTCCCTGTTTCTACGCAACCGCCAAGACGACACCTCCGGCTCACTAGCAGCGCTACCAGCGTCCGCATACGTCACCGAATAAATAGAGTCAATCTCCGCAGAAGTCAAACCAGACAAGTCATACCCGTCAACAGAAGCGTTGTAAGTAAAACTCGTTGTTTTCATCTGGAACAAACCCTGATTCGGTGCCGACAAGTCAGCCAAATCATCGTTAAGGGAATCAATAATGCGATGTGTAGGGAACTTAGGGGAAACCCTCACCACGTCACCAGCCGTGTGCGTACCCGCAGTAGAACCACCGTAGCCACGCATCACAGAAACAGTTGTCGAGGTAACCGAAGTGACATACATCAGTTCAGAGTTCACCTCAATAACGACACCCTTCACAATAGAAGAAGCGATACCCTGCACCACCAACGTTGTGCCAGTAGTCGCAGGCGAAGGAGCTGTTGTCACCAAATCCAGATCCTCAACATAGCCCGATAAGAGCATGTCTCTGGTCTGGTCAATCCATACTTGTGCGGTCATCAGGTACTCCCAAGAACATCGTTAAGTGCCGCCTCTTTACGTTTCCGACCTTTCTTTGTGAGGACTTGACCGGCTTGAACTTCGTGGGACGCTCCCGCATGTTTCTCAAGCCGTGAAGACCCGTCAATAGAAGGGGGTTGTAGCCCCTCAGCACGCAAGCGTTTGTACGCTGCCATGTCTGCTTCTTTGTTTTTCTCATTGCGTTTCGTAACTCCCCAGTCAATGTTGCTTCTCGAGGGGGTAGCTGAAGGAGCGAACTGGACATGCCCGAAATATTTGCGGACAACTCCGCCGCATCCCTCACAGTCAGCACCGTATGTTTCGTCAAAACCATGACGAACATCAACAGTCAGTCCACAATCCAAACAACGGTATGCGTAAACAGGCATCAAGTACCACTAGTCCCTACATCAATCGGAAAACCACTTGCTTCAAGTAATGATATCTCAGTAGCCGTAAGGTCTGTGGGTGGTAAATGAGCCCCATACAGGGTACGAGTAACCGTTGACGCATCCGCAGGCGCAAAGTTTTGCACTGAACTGTTGTTGATAATGAACAAGTTGTCGGCTTTAGGTCGAGCAGCGTAATGCCGCATCAAAGCGTAAGCCGCTGGAGTTGGCTCATTTCTCAACCCAACCGCAGGGGTTTTGTTTGTTGACCCCGGATAGAAGGTGTACATCTGGTCTGTGCCCACAGCGGAAGTCACAGCAATGTCGCCGGGTGTGACGTGAGCTGAAACGCTGACCGCTGGAACAGTCGCTGTTGCTGCAATCGTGGCGGGGAGTAGGTCTACTACTGCTGTGCCGCTGATCGCTGTGGTAGCCGCAATCGTTGAAACGCTAATTACCTGGTCGGCTCGCAGAGTTGGAGTAGGCAACGCCGCTACACCGCTAAGGTCTACTTCTTCAATATCTATATAGTTGGCTGTTACACCGGGACCAGGTAACGCTGCTACACCAGCAATCGTTGAAGCAGAAATATCTGCCTCAACACCACCAGTAGCTGACAAAGCGACAGTGGCAGTGACCGTTGTTACGGTCGCTACGATCTCAACAATACCTGTATCAGCTTGGCTGTATGTGTAGTTGTTGCGGTATGCCAGTCCCGATTCACGGTACTGGACACTTACTTCGTCTAAGACTGTTGCGGTGGCAGCAATCGTCGCAGGGGTAATCGTCGTAGGCGCACCATACGCCACCCCAGATTCGCTATATTGAACCCCCGTCTGACGATACTGCGTCACCGTACAGCCTCATTTCTAGTTGCTAAGAGAAGCCGATTCTGAATCCCCCACGCGAGTAGCTGCCACGGCCTTCGCCATGCAGATAAGCGCAGCGACACCGGCGACTTTCAGAGCATCAGCCCAATCGGGACCGGGAACAGCCATAGCTGCGGCCCATGCTTGTGCGAACGTAGATACTCCACGTTCGAGTGAGTCTTTAATAAAACGCTGGTTGAACAATGTCATTCCTTTGCAGTTGCATCGCTGACCATGTACGAGGCCCAACGATTCCGTCAGCAACAAGCCCTTTAGCTCGCTGCCATCTCATAAGTTTTGCTTTCGTGTTCCTCCCAAAAATACCATCTGGGGTCGCACCTATGCGTTCCTGAACAAATTTCACAGCAGCAGACCGTGAACCTTTCTTCAAAACACCTGGGAACGGCACCAAACCATCTTCGGGTTCTGCCGGTAACTTGATTTCTGGTTTCGCTATGTTCGCTTCATGGGCGACCATTGCACGAAACTCTGACATATCAAACGACGGATCTACTTTACGTGACGACCATTCTTTATGTCCTATCACGCGAGTGAAAGGACTAAACTCGTTCGTTAAACACAGGTAAGCGCACAACGTTACCGCTGCATCCATCTGTTCCTGCGGAATGTCTTCCCCCAAGCCGTCGTTAATGAACGACACACCGATAAGTGAGCCGTTCGCTGTGATCTTCCCCGCAGCCGCAGCGTTACCTTTCACGGGACGATCTGCTTTCATGCGTGCGAGCACGTCACCCATCCCTCGACCAGCGTGATTAGCTTTCACGTTTTCAGCAGTGAGCTGCATGATGGTGCCGTCACGTTTAATCAGGTAGTTGTATAGAGGTCCGGGGACTTTGTTGACACCTCGAATGCACATCGCTACCACGTTGTCGGGGTTAGCGTTGCGGTTTGAGGCGGTGTGATGGACGACTATGCCGACTGGTTTTAATGGCCGTCCTGTGTTTACTTTGCCGGGGGCATCAACAAGTTTCATTAGTTTTCGTCTGATGCTTCAAGCCAACTTAAACTGTCTTCGTCCCAGTACCAAGTGTTTCCCTCAGGTATTGGTGTCGGCGGTTGCCAGTCATGGTTATCATCTAAT